ACGTGCGGAGCGCGCTCGTATTGCATCGATTGTTACATCGCCTGCAGCTCAGCTGAGCGAAGCGCACTTTGCCCAGGCTGCATACCTCGCCTTCGAGACCGATCTCGACTCCAAGGCGTGCATTGGTATGCTCCAGTGCATGCCAGCGCCGGCCGCTCAGACGAAATCGTCTGGTCGTCAGGCTGCTCAGGAGCGTATTGATCAGACGCCGAACCCGCGCGTTAGCGATGACGCGAAGGAAGGTGGTCCTGACTTGGCTGCCCAGATCGTTGCTGCCGGCAAGAAGCGCCGGGGCGAAGCGTAATCCAAACTTTGGAAATTCAAGGAGACTAGAACAACATGGCACTTTCTGTCGGAATCATCGGGGACAATCCCCAGTATCCGTCGATTCTTGCTGAAACGTTTATTCCGGATCAGCTGATCGCCGGCAATCTGAAGCTCGTGACTGAACACGTTACCATTTCCGGTTCGGCTCCGCTCCCGCGCGGCACTGTGATGGGTTTGGTGCGCTTCGGTTCGATCACCAGCTCCACTGGTAAGACCCAGGGTAGCGGCACCGTTGCTGTTGCCGCTGTGCCGAATGACGGTGATACCGTTACTATCCAGGGCACGGCGATCACCTTCAACGTGCAGTCGCAGGTTGGACAGCTTCCGGCTGCCAATCAGGTTCTCTTCACCTCGTCGATGACGACTGCGCAGGTGGCGCAGGCATTCCTCGCCGTGTTGAAGGCGTCCACCGACGCCAATCTGGTGAAGATGACCTATACGCTTTCCAGCTCGACCATTACCGCGACGGCTGTTGCGTATGGCACCGCTGGCAACGCGTACACGCTGGCGACCTCGAACTCGTCTGCCTTCACCGTGTCGGGTGCGAACCTGACTGGTGGTACCGCCAATGCCGGCAGTGCTACGATCGGTTCGATTTCTGCCGGTGTCGCCACCAAGGTCGGTGTCTATACTATCACGCTGACTTCTTCGACCCAGGGCACTGTTGAGTCGCCCACCGGCGAAGTTCTTGGTACCATGACGATGGGTTCTGCGTTCGTCGATCCGGAGATCAACTTCACCATCACCACCGGTGGTTCGCCTGCCGCTGGTGATATCTTCGGTATCAACGTGCCGGACAATGCCTCCGCTGGCGTCTGGAAACTGTGCACGGCCGGTGCCGTGGACGGCAGCAACTTCCCGCAGGGTATCCTGACGGACTACTTCGACCCGTCGAGCGGCAACGTGACCGGCGGCATCTACGTGATGGGTGAATTCAATGGCAACGCCATTGTGTTCGATTCGTCACTCACCACCGCCGCTATCAAGTCCGCATTCCGCGGGAACGGCATCTTCATCAAGAACGTCGTGAGCGCTGCTGACCCGACGTAAGTCGGGCAGCTACCTCGCATTGAAATCAAGGAGAGACAAGAACCATGGCTGCCACTCCCGGTGGAAATCTGATTTATGACACCAACGTGCTTATTCAGGTCGTTCCGAACCTGAAGCGTGCGGTGTCATTCCTTCTGGACTCGTTCTTCCCGAACATTCACATGTCGGATTCCGAGTACGTGTCCATCGACGTTGACGTTGGTAAGCGTCGTATTGCGCCGTTCGTCTCGCCGATGGTCGAAGGCAAGTTGGTCGAGCAGCGACGCTTCCAGACCAACACCTTCAAGCCCGCCTATATCAAGGACAAGCGTGCCCCCGACCTTCGCAAGCCGGTTCGTCGTATGATCGGTGAGAAGATTGGCGGTGACATGACGGGTGCTGAACGCGAAATGGCGAATCTCGAATTCGAGATGACTGACCAGATCGATATGCTCACCCGTCGTCTTGAGTGGATGGCTGCCCAGGTGTTGCTGAACGGCAGTGTCGTCATCAAAGGTGAAGGCTTCCCTGCTGTCACCGTCGACTTTGGTCGTGATTCCAGCTTGACTGTGTCGCTCACCGGCACCACCAAGTGGACTGCGGCCAACGTCGCGGCCGGCAACGCCACGCCTTGCCTCAACATCGAAGATTGGCAGCGCCGCGTTCTCAAGAAATCGGGCGCGACGCTGACCGACATTGTCTTCACGACGTCGGCTTGGGAAGGCTTCATTGCTGACCCGCTGCTCAAGGGAGCCATCTACTATCCCAAGCTGGGTGATTACAGCAATACCTTGAACGTCGCACCGGAAATCAAGCGCGGTGCGGTGTATAAAGGCAAATGGGGTCAGTACGATCTCTGGGTCTACAACGAGTGGTATGTCGAGACCGGAACCGAAGGGAACGCGGTTGTCGACAAGGAATATCCGATGATGCCGGACGGCAGCATCATCATCAGCGGTCCCGACATGATGGGTACCCGAGCCTTCGGTCAGATTCTGGATCCGGCGTTTAACTACGCTGCGCTCCCGTTTGCTCCGAAGACCTGGGTGAGCGAAGATCCGGCGCAACGTTATCTGCTTATGCAGTCGTCGCCGATCGTCATTCCGGCGCGTGTCAACGCCTGCTTCGCTGGGCAGGTGTGCGACCCGGTGCTGGGCTAATAGCAGCGTAGAAGGAGAAAGCCAAAATGGCTGAAGAGAAGAGCACTGAAAAGCTCGCGCGCGGCATTGTGGCGCGCGGGCGGACTATTGTGGTGCAGACGAACGAACGCATCGTCATCGGTACGCATCCTGAAACTGGCAAGGCAGTTACGGGGTTCAAGATGAAAGATGCTGGTCCTGGTGAAGAAGTGACACTTCCTGAGAGCGAAATCAAGACCCTGCGCTCTCTTGGATTTCTGATCGACCCGAATCGACTTGCGCCTCCTCCGGCTGAGGGGTCGCATATGTCTGAATCGACCTAGGTGGGAAAACTAAAGTCCCTGGGGCGTACAGACCTCAGGGACTTTAGCAAATAAAAGGAAGTTGGAATTGTCTCAGATCAATAAGGATAAACTTGTGCACGCCAAAGAGATCAGAGACGTTGTTATGGAAGTTTTGGCTGAACAGAAACGAATTCAAAATAATGAACTCGATGAAGTCGTTTTAAAGACAATTGCAACAATTCTAACGTCATTTGGAATTGAAGAAGAGGACCGAAGAGAATTACGCGCGGACTTTATGCATCTACGTAAGTGGCGCAAGAGCGTTGAAGCTGCGCAGGGACTTACTTTGAAAGTTATTATTACGATGTTAGTTAGTGGTTTTATTGGCGCGGTGTGGCTAGGAATCAAAACTATTCTTGGAAGAGCGTAAAACAATGTCAGTGGACTTCTCTTCACTCGTGCTCGGCCCCTGCATGGACGCGTTTGCGAAACCTGTAACGGTATTTCCAATCAAATCGCAGCCGCTGGGCAACCCATACACGGCGCAAGGCGTCTGGACGATTGATAATATCGGCGTAGGTATCGAGGACGGCGGCAATTTTTCAACTCGTGTAGTTAAATTTGGCATTAAGCTCGATCAATTTGCCGTTTCGCCTGTGCAATACGATGAAATTTCGAGCAAGGTACGTGATCTGCCCATGGGTTATGTATCGGATGAGCTCGATCCGAATGCAACGGTGACATTTATTGTCGACAATGACCAACCAGATGGGCAAGGCGGCACTACGCTCATTCTAAAAAGGAAGCACGCGTGAGCACGCTTGCCACTTATATCAGAGACCAAGCATTTGCGCGCCTAACTGTTCCAAACTTGGCACCAAAATGGAAGTCTACGCGCAAAACACCAGCGCCAACGCTGCAGGGAGATCAACTTCCTTGTCTATCAGTCTACCTAATGCGCGAGACCATGCAACCCGATGGCGACGACAACGTTTCTGTGCCGAGATATATCAGCGACGCCGTGTTGGGTATTTCCGTCATGGACAGCGGCGACAAGCCAACCGTGATCGACGGCGAGATCGACCCGCTTGTTGATTTGATCGAGGACACGTTGCTGCAAGATCCATCATTCGTTTGTCTCAAGTGGACAGATGGGCAGCCACTAATCGAATCATTTCCAAGTATCGTTAGAACGTACAGTTTTCCGCAATCTAGTGAAACGTACTTGATTGAGGCAAGATTACTGCTAACGGTTCGATTCCGGTGCTACTTCGAACCGCTCGCGCCTAACCCGCTGACGAACGTAGTCGTTACGGTCGTACCGACAAAGGGCACGGTGCTGCCAGATGATCAGAGCACCCTAGATATCGAACTACCACAATGAGGGAGACAGATACGTGGCAAAATTGAAGATCTATCCGATGCATGAGAACTGCCACGTTCTCGCGCATCCAATTGACGGCAAGATCAGTGACGAAGGTTCCGATTGGGAAGATGATGCTTTCACGGGACGTCTGATCGACACCAACGAAATCACCACCGACAAGGCGCGCGCACATAAGTTCGCCGAAGTCAACAAACCGGATCACAGCAAGCCCCCCGCTCACGCCACCTACACGGCTCCGGAAGAAAAGAAAGCCGAATCGGCTGTTGAACTTCCGCGCAAGAAGACCTAAGGAGGTTCTGACGCAACATGTCTATTAGCACGCAAATCCCTGATAGCTGGAACCTTCCGCTCTTCTGGGCAACTGTTGACGGCAGCATGGCTGGCAACGTGTCCAATGCGCAACGGGCACTTCTGGTCGGTCAGATGTTTACCAGCGGCGCCAATTCGGGCAACGCTACGATGAACGTTGCCGTTGCGGTTGGTTCAGCCGCGCAGGCGGGGGCGTTGTTCGGTGTTGGTTCGATGCTTTATCGCATGGTGGATCGGTTCTTCAAGTCGAACACATCGCAGCAACTATGGTGTCTGCCTATTCCGGATCCGGTGGGTACTGCCGCCACCGGTACCATTATCGTTACATCGGGCAGCAATTCGGGCTTGATCAGCCTGTATATTGCGGGTCAGTTGGTGACGTGTCTTGTCAATCAAACTGATTCGTCGAGCCAGATCGCTACCAACTTGGCGGCAGCTATCAACGCTGTTACCACGTTGCCGGTCACGGCGACTGCAACCGGTGCGATGGTCACTATGACCTGTCAGTGGCCGGGGGCCACAGGCAACGATGTCGTTATTATCCCGAACTATCGCGGTGTTCAGAACGGCGAAGTCTATCCGACGGGTCTGCAGTTGCAGTTCAGCCAGTTGAATATCGCAGCGGCCGGCAACAGCACCACGTCTGTTCAGACTATCTCGTTCGCGTCGGGTTCAACCGCCAACGTTGTTCCGGGTATGGTTGCATATGACGCAACTGTTAGCGCGACCACGATTCTTGGTACTGTGCAGAGTGTGACTAACACGTCTGTGACTATGACGTCAAATCTGCAGCACTCGGTTTCGACGAACGACAATATCGTGTTCTATTCCAGTGCCTGGGGTCAGCTCACGGGAGGCGTCGGTAACCCGAGCTTCTCGACCGCGATCGCCAATATTCAGCTGATGCAATTCCTCTATGTCGGCATGCCGTATACCGATGCGGCATCGCAGTCGTCCTGGGGAGCTGAATACGGATTCGCCGCTGGTGGTCGCTGGAATTATCAGCGTCAACAGTATGGATTCGTTTGCAACGCACGTCGTGACACCTACTCGAACCTTATGGTTTGGGGTTTGGCGCAGAATCAGCCGGTTATTTCAACGATGGAGATGGAACCCAAGTTCCCGTCGCCGCCGTGGGAAGTCACTGCGTGCTATACTGCAGACGCGGCACTCGGGTTCTCTGATGACCCAGCACGTCCGCTGCAAACGCTGGAACTGTTAGGTATCTTGCCGCCACTGCAGCAGGACCGCTTCACGCAGACCCAGCGCAACAACTTGGTGAACACCGGGTTTGCTGTTCAGGGTGTCAATGCTGCCGGCAACAGCCAGATCCTTGTTGAACAGACGCAGTATCAGTTCAACCAGTACGGTCAGTCGGACACGGCGTTTGGCAAGTTGACGGTTCTCGCAACGCTGCAAACCTTGCTCGAATCGATGAAGTCGGCTATCACGTCCAAATACCCCAGACACAAGCTTCTGCCTGATGGTAGCCGCATTGGACCAGGTCAAGCGGCTGTTACGCCGACTGATATCAAAGCTGAACTCATTGCAGAGTACCGGCTGCAGGAGTTCAATGGTCTCGTCTCGGATGCACGGGAATTCGCTGCCAATCTGTTAGTTCAGATTGATTCGAACAGCCCGAACAAGGTTAGCGTACTTTGGGCACCGAGGCTCGCTGGACAACTGCGTCAGTTCAAGGTGCTGGCACAGTTCCGTCTTATGTATGCATCCGATTCGCAAGTTGCGGCATAAAGGAGATAACAGATGGCCTCGCCGAACAGAATCGGTGGCGTACTCAGCATTCGCGTCGACGGCAAGCAATACGAGGCGCGCGGCAACTTCCAGGTCACGCCCAGCACCGTCAAACGTACAGGCGTTGCCGGTCAAGATTTCGTCCATGGTTATATCGAGGAGCCGATCGTTCCCTCGATCAAGGGTGATTTCTCGATTGGCAATCAGCTTTCGATGGTCGAACTGGAAGCAATCACTAACGCCACCGTTCAGGTCAATCTCGCCAACGGCAACACCTACGTTCTTTCCGAAGCCTGGACTACGTCCGCGTTCATGATCGACGCGCACGATGGTAAGGTCGAGGTGACGTTCGAGGGTAAGACCTGCGACGAAATTACCTAACGTAACTAAGCGACACCTGCTTTAGTGGTGCGGCTGCCGGGAGAGTCCGGTCCATAAAAATAGGAGAAGAGTGATGAGCAAGAAGGTCGATAAGGTTCTCGAAGAGAACGAAAAGACTGATGAAGAAGTGCAGCGGTCGCTTGAACAGGCAGACGCAGCACCAGACGCAGATGACGACATGCTGGTGTTCCCGCTGTCGAAACCTATCAAAGCCTACGGTGATAAGATCACCGTTATCAAGATGCGCCGGCCGGAAGGCATGGATCTTGTGATAGTTGGCAACCCGGTCATCTACTATCCCCATGTAGAGCCGGCACGCGTCGAACACGACTTTGAAAAAGTCGTGAAGATGGTAGCTCGCCTCTCTGAGCCAAAAATTCCCTCCCAAAGCATTGCGACGCTCGATCAGAAGGACCTAGTTGGCTTAGCCTGGGTCATCTCGCCGTTTTTTATTCCGGCGAGATAGAAGCAGAGATCGACGACTGCCTCGATCTCGCCTTGGTCTATAACTGCGATCCCTTCGTCTTCTTACGCCGCCCCCGGCACACTATCCAGACTCTCTGGAAGCGCACAAACATTCGTCTTAAGATGAGAGACAACGGTTAATGTCCGAGCAAGAAACGCTCCGCCTCGTAGCAGAGGTTGTCGATAAGTACAGCGGCCCCCTCAAGCAAATGATGGAGCAGCTGAAGAAGATCGGCGACAGCGGCGAACAGGTTCACAAAAAGGGTGTTAAGCAAACCCAGGAGCACGAAAAGGCATATCGTGAACTGCGCGAGCAGCTTAAATCGGTGCGCGACGTTGCCACCGACACTGTTCGCCCAGCCTTTAGCGCGCTCGGTGTTACTGTCCTTTCAGTTGCCGGCAGCATTGCTGCGGTCAGCGAAGCCGTGAAGAGTTTCGGTGAATATGGGCAGAAGTTAGAGTTCGCGCACCGTGCCAGCGGGTTGCTCACTTCAACCGTGCGAGGCTTGGCCGAAGCGAATCAGCGTTATGGTGTGTCTGCTGAAGAGACTGTTAAAGCTCTCGAGCAGTTCGGCGGACACATGGATGAGCTCGCCCGCAAGTCACCTAACTACATTAACGCGTGGCGTGCAGTCGGCAAGAACGCCTGGGATTACCTGGGTTCTGATCTGATGAAGCTTAAGGGGCACCGTGAGGATCAGCTTAAGCGCGCGATGGAAGTGATCCCAACTATTCGTGACGTAGACCAACGTAAGCGCGTGTTGGCATTGTTGGGTCTGCCGGAGAACTGGGCTTATCTCTCCACGAAAGAAATGGAGGCGATGCGTCAGAAGGCCGCTGAATTCAACAGGGATTTCCCTTTCAGTGAAGACGCAGCCAAGAAAGCGAATGACGCGTGGCAGAATCTTCTTTCTACCATGCGTGGTATTAAAGATGAAATGTCTGGTCAGTTTGCACCGGGTATCACTGACTCTCTTAAAGGGATCAATGACTTTCTAAAATCTGACGATTGGAAAGAATTTAAAACCGATATGGGTAAGATCGGTGATCTTTTCAGTGGTTGGAAGTTAAGCGACGCCTTCAAATCTGACATTAAGGATTTGAAAGCGATTGTGCATTTTCTTTCCAATTGGTTGCCGCACAGAGATACTGATCAAAAAGGTCTTGACGAGTTCAAGAAGCAGTTGCAAGAAGAAAATGGCCGATTTGTCCCTAGTTCATATAATCGGAGATCGCAGGACAACATTCGTGAAGGTGTCCGCGAGGGTATGCAGGACTTCTACAATTCGTTGAAGGCTAGTGGCGGTGGCGGTGGCGCTGGTGGGTTCACCAATGCCTCGTTTAATCCCAATGGTGGTTCGCCATTCGAGACTCGCCCAGGTGGCGGCGCTGCCCCCCGGTTCGGTAGCAAGGATTTTCCGAGACTCGATGATAACGGGGGTGCGACTGGTGCCGCTGGCGGACCTGGGTCAATTGGCAGTGGTGACCCGGCATCTTCCTTAGCGGCGCAGCGTCGATCGCTTTGGAAAGAAACTGACGCTTCCACCCGTCATTTAGTTAACCAGATGCTGGCAACCGAAGGCGGTGGCACTGCAACTATGGAAGCCCTGTTCAACAGAACGGCAATGATTCGTCAGAAAATTCCTGGGTATTCACTCAGGGATGAACTGCGTTCAGGTTTCTATGGTCCCATTAATTCGGGCAAGGCACAGCGCACAGCTATCAGCGAAGCTATGGCCCGACGGTATCAAAACCAGATTGATCGTGCCCTTTCTGGTAGTAACTTGATTCAAGGTAGAACAGACCAGGGCACGTATGGCGATCCAAATGCAAATGGTCCTGGACGGGTAAGCTACCCCGGCATGAGCAGAAGTGAAATCTATAACTTCTGGCGAGGCCATCGTGGTCCGCGTCGTGGAGGGTATGATTTCAATTATAGGGACACGGCTTCTTGGGCCGAACACGTGAATGCACTGGCTAATCAAAGTGCGGGTGCCCACCTATCCGATATGATTCGTCGCGGTCGTCGTGGTCCCAATGACGCAGAACTTTTGCGCCGTGGTACAGGCCATCAAAGTAGCCTGAACGGCAATGCTCATCTGACAGTTGACTTGAACGGGTTCCCCAAAGGCACCAAAACGGGTGTCAAGTCTGATGGCATCTTCAAGCAAGTCACGCTCAATCGTGGTCGCCCCATGACACTCGGAAGTGAGCTCTCTTAATGGCTGTTGCTCCCTGGAAGTTAGACCTGCAGCCTGCTTCGTTTAACGGCGCGGAATTCCACGTCGAGATGCAAAGCAGGTCTAGCGGTCTTCGTGTAGCAATGCACGAATTCCCTAAGAAACAGATTCCATATGGCGAAAGCATGGGTCGTCGTGCACGTGCTTTCGCTATCGTAGGATATGTTATCGGTCCAAACTACGAAGACGAACGCGATGCACTAATCGAGCAGTTAGAGATCGACCATGAAGGTCAGTTAATTCTACCTACGTCGTTTGATCAGAAGACTGTTCTATGTGATAGGTATAGTGTCACTGAACGTCGCGAGCGTGGTGGTTACGCAGAAATTGAAATGTTGTTTCTAGAAGCTGGGCAAGATCCGTCGATAGGGACGATTACCGATACTTCTGCAACAACTAACAATGCCGCTGATTCAGTATCTGGCAGCCCCAGTTTCAATGACATTGGTGATACGTTCATCAACTCCAGCGACATTACGGCGCTTACATGAGACCAACAGACGCCAAAGAAGCAGTTGACCTGCTTAACAATTACGTGCTGAAGCCTATGTTAGCGCTGGTGCGCGGTCAATCTGGTCTTCCAGGCGCGCAGTTGAAAAACTTATGCGGCAGCTTGGCGGCAAACGCATACGCGTTGTTGAACGCTACACCGGCTGATCGCACGTTCTGGATCGATCTTGCTAAGTGCTTTGATGCTGCACGCGCAGTGTCCACCGTAACATTTGAAACGATCGATGCGGTCCGTACATCGGCGCTGTCTGCCTTGCCAACTGGTGCGCCGGCAATTGCTGTGCGTAACTTCAGCGTCCGTATGGTGCTGGTGGAACAGGCTAGAATTTTGGCAGCTACCAACTTCACTAGCCGTCAAGATGTCGATCGATACTTCAACGCGATGCACGTATCGTTTGAACAAGCTGAAACGGTGGCAGCCAACAACCTGGACAATGTTGCGTATCGCGCATTGGTCAAGTTGCATGCGGCCGTTACCAACGATCTAGCCAACCGGTCGCGTCCGTTGCCAAAGATGGTGACATATACAACGGCAACCAGCAAGCCGGCGCTTTACCTTGCACAGTTCCTCTATCAAGACCCGTCTCGATACCAGGAACTAATCGACGAGAACAAGCCGATTCGGCCCTTGTTTATGCCGCGTGTTGGCCAAGCATTGTCGGAGTAATTCGTGGCTCGTCCTGACCAAATAGCAATTGTCGAAGCGAATGGGCAGAAATATGATATTTGGACGGAACTTGAAGCTACACGCAGTGTAGAAGACGTTATCGACCATGTACTGCTTACGTGCGCAGAGATCGATAAGAATCTGAAGAACCCAGCACCGCGTGGCACCATTCGCAGTATCAAGCTGCAACCCGGTGATAGAGTTTCTGTTACTTTGGCAGGGCAGCGAATTCTTACTGGGCTTGTGTATATGCGACAAGCTGTCGTTGACCCTGAGAACCACGTAGTTCAAATTGGTATTTCGTCACTGGCGCAATCAGTTATGGCGTCTACCGTAGACGGAAAGCCTGGGCAGTATGTTAATCAGACGCTGCAGCAAATCGGGTCTGCGTGCTTTGGCAAGGTAGGTGTGAACTTCACTATCACTGCTTCTGGTGATATGCCGTTCCCACGTGTGTCAGAGCACATTGGTGAAACACGGTTTGCATTCATCGAGCGTCTCTGCCGCATGCGTAACATGCACATGGTAGATGACGGCAATGGTGGTATCGAAGCGTTTCGCGGTGCGTCTAGTGGAATACTTACTATCAAAGAAGGATTCAACCTAGAACGTGGCCGCGTTCTTTTGAAGAATAACGACCACGTTGATGAGATCAACGTGCATGGTCAAGACTTTGGCAACGACAGCGCCGATGTCAACCGTTCGCCTACCGGCAGTACCAGCGTTGACCCCCCGATCAACCGTCCATTTTCTATTATCGCTGAAGAAATGGGGAATTCGCAGGCGATGCAGTTGCGCGCCAATCACCAAGGTGATTGGACTAAGTACATGCAGGTGGACGGTGACATTACTGTTCCTGGTTGGCTATGCCCAGACGGTTCGCTTTGGTGGAACCATGTCAAGGAACAGGTGCGGGTGATTTCACCATCATTGCTTCCTGAAGATGAATTCCAGTTCATGATCAAGGCAGTTGTGCATAAGCAATCAAACGAACGCGGCACTACTACTGATGTTCTGCTTTGCCGTTCGGACGGGTTTGGCGCCTTTGGCGAAGCATTAGTTCAGGGGTCAAAATGAGGCACTTAGCTACGCGCCACGCTGCCGAACGTGTCGGCAACGCTGTGTCACGAACTATTATTGAGAAGGTGGATGACACCAAGCTTATGCAGTTCCACACGGTGAGTGCATTTAGAAATGAACAGCAAGAGAAGATTGAACACGCGCACCCGTACGGTTTTGTTTGCGTGCCGCAAGAACCAACAGGTAGCGGTGATAGCCGCATGGGTGCCGAAGGATTCATGGCATTTATGGGCGGGGGGCGGAGTCACGGTGTGGTGTTTGTCGCCGGTGACCGAAGGTTTCGCCTGTATAAGTTGGCTGGTGGCGAAGTAGCACTGCACGACGACCAGGGTCAACAACTGCACATGAAACGTGACGGTATCTGGGGGTCAGTGCCTAATAGTAAGAAGATCACGCTGCAGATTATGGATGACGACCAAATGCCACAAGATGACTCTAGTCAGCAGTCGTCTGGTACTGGTGGTGATCAGAAATCTGGCAGTGGTCAGAAGATGGGGCAGATACAACAAGCCGGCCGACCCGCTGCAGTCAACGTGGTTATTACCAAGGATTTTATGACGATTAACGTTAAAGACTTAAACATTAATGCCAGTGGCAAGATCAATATCATTGGTCAGGATAAGGTGCTAATCAAGAGCACTAACAATCATGTCGAGGTTGATGCTCCTGCTGCCTTGGTTGACGTGCAAGGTGGTGGACCAGTTATTCCGCCATTCTCGGTATCACCATGACAGATTTTCGTTTAGACCAAGTTAACCTAGACGATATCGCTCCTGGGTTCGACTGGGTGAAATTGGAGTCTGGTGTACTTGATGAAAGCCAAGCGCTCGCGAGCGCGGTGTTGGTTGCATTAGGTACAGATAAGCAAGCCGATGCGAGTGACGTGCTACCTAATCCAAGATCAAGTGATCGAAGGGGATGGTGGGGCGATGATAATGCTGCGGATATCTGGGGCGGATGGCCTATTGGGTCACGGCTCTGGCTGCTAAAGCGTGCAAAGATTGTCGGTGCTGCAGCGCGCGAAGGATCGACTACTACGCGTGTACGCGTATATCTGCTCGAATGCCTGCAGCCGTTTGTGTCTAACAAAATCTGTTCCAAGGTGGTTATTGATTCTATCACCGTGGATAAATCTAACCGGCGTATTGTCGCGGTCTTTACTATGTTTCGCGGTCCAAAGTCTGCGATACAGATGACCTATCAGCCGCTATGGGAAGAAATGTTCCCGGGAGAATAGAATGCCTTGGACTATGCCAACTCGCGATGAACTTCGCGAGCAGAACAGGGATGCTGTTCAAGCAGAACTTAAATCCGCTCCACTGATTCCTAATAGCGGTCTTCGTGCCGTTGCTGACGGCAATGCTGGTCTTGCATTTTTAACGCTGCTCTATATCAAGTGGCTTGCTGATCAGTTGCTACCAGATACAGCTGAGAAAGAATGGCTGGATCGCCATGCCAGCATCTGGCTGACCCAGGGTCGGAAGGCAGCTACCTATGCGGCCGGCAGTGCGTCGATTACCGGTATCTCTGGTCTAATTCTTCCTGCTGGAAAGCAATTCTCAGCCAATACGGCTGATGGAGGTGTGTTTCTTGTGCAAACCACGGCGCCGGTTACGATGGGCGGTGCCCCTGTTAATTTCAACTGGCAAGCCATTGACGCAGGTCAAACCGGGCTAGCTCCGGGGTCGCCGCTGACAATGACAGCTGGTATCTCTGGTATCAACGGTGCAGCTACGGTTGTTACTGTAGTTGACGGTGTTGATGGCGAATCGGACGACGAACTACGTGTGCGTGTTCTGGACCGAATTCGCGAACCGCCGATGGGCGGCGACGCAAATGACTATGTGCAATGGGCGATGGAATACCCAGGTGTTACGCGCGCTTGGACAGCACCGAACGAAATGGGTGTCGGCACCGTAACAGTTCGTTTCATGATGGACGATCTGCGTGCCACCAATGACCCAACAACTAACGGGTTTCCGTTGACTGCAGACGTTACCGGGTTGCAAGCGTATCTTGATAATAAACGTCCTGTCGCCATCAAAGACTTCTTCGTAGTTGCGCCAATTCCTGAACCAATCAACTT